TAAGGGCGCCACAAGAAACGAAAAAGCCTTTATGGTTTATGAGGGTATTTCTGCAGCCGCATTTCTTGGTATTGCTGTTGCTGCTAAAAAAGCTATGGGCTGACGTTCTAACAAGGAGGCGTTTGTATGGTAATGGATAATGATGTAGACGCCTTTCTTGAACACTTTGGTGTTAAAGGTATGCGTTGGGGCGTTTTAAATAAAGACAGTAGCGCTAATACTTCAACAGAAAAAGCTCAAACAAAGCAGCAAAAACGATCTGACAAAACACAAAAACACGTCGATAAAGCAGCAGCTATTCAAAAAGAAATCGACAAATTAGACAAAAATCCAGGAAAAACAAAGTACGATAAAGCCGTTATTTCTGTTAAAAAACAAGAATTAACACAAGATAAAAAAGAAGCTTTAGATGCTGCAGAAGCTACACGTCAAGGAAAATTGACAGATAAGCAAAAAACAGTTATCAAAGGCGTAGCCATTGCGGGTGGAATTCTTCTTGCATATGGCGCATATAATGCTGCCCAAAGTGGAAAAATGCATTCTATGGCTATGGAAGGTAAAGCATTTCTTTCTGGTAAAGGCGTTGCAAGTTGGAAAACAAATCCTAACTTAGCCGCTAAAGATTTAACGCCAGATGCAATTATGGACTCAGTTGTGCGCCCAATTAATCCGGGTTTCGGCGGTATCGGGACTAAGCAGAATTGTCGCCGAGCCACATATGCGTATGAAATGCGTCGACGTGGATATGATGTGTCGGCAACACGAACTACAAACGCAAAGGGTCAAGAAATTACGGGCGTTTTTAATGCTTTAAATCCCGACGTTGGAAAAGATGTTGTTGGTCCAGGTCGGCTTGGCGTAATATCTCGACTTGCTAAAGAGGGTTTAAATAAAAGCGTTCGTCGGTCTTCGTCTACGCCATTTACAGATAAAGTTAAAGAGACTGCAAAATCTCGAAACGTATGGGGTGAAGAAAAAGCATATGCTGGGGCAGATGGTATTTTCCATAGCTTAGCAACACAACCAAACGGCGCAAGAGGCGAGTTGGGTATGGGATGGCGTGGCGGAGGAGGTCATAGTATGTCTTGGGAAAAAATTAATGGACAGATTCATATTTTTGATAACCAAAGCGGTAAACATTACAGCAGCGTAGAAGAATTTGATGGTATTGCCCAAAATATTGCCACCGCGGGTTTTACTCGTCTTGACAATAAGCCTTTAAATCAGGCATTTTTAAGAAGGTGGTTGAAAGATGCTTGACATTAAAGAAGCTACCAAAATAGTGAATAAAGCGCTCCCTGGCGACCCAATCAACACGTATGTTGAATACGAAAACTTGTTCATTTTTCAAGTATTTTCTAAACGGCCAATGGAAGAACAAATGGACCCGTTTTATTCTGTTAACAGAGAAACGGGTGAGTTTCGTGATTTTTCAATAATTACCGATGGTAATATTTCAGAAATTAATTCTTTGTTTCAACAAGCGCTGGCGAGGAGGTGATGCATTTTGGCCATTTTAGATCGATTTAAAAAGAAAGTTTGGAATGCATTTCGTCCATTAGAAGAAGAACTCATTACTAACTATACTTCAAATATTGGATCTGGTACTTCGACTCGACCCGATCGACCAAGATTACGATATTTTAATGAAAAAACAATCGTAACCTCAATTTATACACGGATTGGAATTGACGTCGCTGGCGTTGAAGTTCGTCACGTCCAATTAGATGAACTTGGGCGATACGCTAAAGATATGGACAGCTCACTTAACACGTGTTTAAGTTTACAACCAAATCTTGACCAAGCGCCAAGATCGTTCCGGCAAGATATTGCGATGACCTTATTTGACAAAGGAGTTGCGGTTGTAGTTCCTGTGGACACATCTGTAAACCCAGCATTTAATGACGTTTTTGACATTGAGACGTTAAGGGTTGGAGAAGTTATTCAATGGTATCCAAAACACGTTCGAGTTAACTTATATAATGAAGCCAAAGGATTTCGTGAAGAAGTTTTCTTAGCAAAGCGTTTTGTAGCTATCATTGAGAACCCATTATATGCGGTTATGAATGAGCCAAACTCAACTTTACAAAGGCTTATTCGAAAGTTAAGTCTTTTGGATACTGTTGATGAAGCTTCTAGTTCTGGGAAATTGGATTTGATTATCCAACTACCTTATGTAATTAAATCAGAAGCAAGGCAAAAACAAGCTGAAAAAAGACGAGATGATATTGAGTTTCAATTAAAAGGTAGTAAGTATGGTATTGCTTACACCGATGGAACTGAAAAAATCACGCAATTAAACCGACCTGCTGAAAATAACTTGTTGAAGCAAGTAGAATACTTAACGACAATGTTATATGGTCAGTTAGGCATTACCGAAGATATTATGAACGGTACTGCTGATGAAAAAACTATGCTCAATTATTTCAATAGAACGATCGAACCAATTCTCGATGCGGTTATTGAAAACATGCAAAGAGCATTTCTTGGGCAAGCCGGAACGAAGCGTAACGAACGAATCTTATATTTCCGAGATCCGTTCAAACTGGTTCCGATTGGTTCAATTGCTGAAATTGCAGACAAGTTCACTCGTAATGAAATTCTGACCTCAAATGAGATCAGAGGGTTCATGGGGATTCCTCCGTCAAAGGATCCTAAAGCGGACGCTCTTGTTAATAGCAACATGCCTCAACCAACTGTTCCTGCAGCACCGGTTGGACCATCGTTTGAGGAGATGGACTCAGTAATGAATGGTGTCTTTGATGGACTGAAGTCTGACATCGACAAACTAGCCAAGGGTAAAGCTGATGGATAATGGGGAAAAGTTTGCAACCGAATTTTTAAAACATTATTCTTCAGAATATTACGACCCGGCTAAAGCACGCGAGTATTACCTTCGGACTCGAGAGTTAAAAGGGCGAAGTTCATCCAAACTTAAAACTGAAGATCAAAAAGCTGGATGGGAATACGCCAAATCAGGTATTGATGAAGCAAAAAAAACAGAGTTAACCACCACCGCTCAAGACCATAAAAAGGATCTTGAGGGAATTCGTCAAACCGCTAATGAACGCCGAGTAGAACTTCGTGATGCAGTAAAAAGTATTCTTGAAGCACTTACTCTAGGACGAGAAGATGATCTTGCCGCAATCGACGAAGACACTCAAACCAAACTAGAGAAGATTACTAAGGATGCTCAGGCAAAACTTGATGCTTTGCCGAAACTACCTAAACGAAGTAGTGATGTAGCTCGAGCAGCAAGAGCTGAAAAGATTGCTAAAATTAGAGGCGACGCTAGAACTGAAACTGGCGACGTCTTAGAAAAAGCCCAGGAAAAGAAAACTGATGTTTCCGAAACAGTCTCTGGTCAAAAAGGGTCTGTTAAAGATTCTGCAGTCTCTGTTCGAGAGGACATTGGGATTGAGATGAAAGCAACTATTGACTCTGCTCGAGAAGCTTACAATACTCTTAAGGAAGAGTTGAAGGCGAAGTATGAAGCAGTCTATCAAAACGAATACGAATCCATCAAAACAAACGTTTAGTCAAAAACGAAAGGAATGGTCAAAATGAAAGCAGATTTTAGCGGTTACGCTACAAAGGCCGGCCTTAAATGCTCCGATGGTCGAACCATCCAACCTGATGCATTCAAACATCAGGACCAGATGCGAGTCCCTCTCGTTTGGCAGCATGGCCACTCTGATCCCGAAAACGTGCTTGGTCACGCAATTTTGGAAAACCGTAAAGATGGTGTTTACACCTATGGTTTCTTCAATTCGACCAAAAAAGCAGAGCACGCTAGGAACCTCGTTGAGCATGATGACATTAACATGTTGTCTATTTGGGCTAACCAGCTCATCGAGCGGGCGGGTAATGTACTTCACGGGACAATTCGGGAAGTAAGCTTGGTGTTGTCGGGGGCTAATCCCGGAGCAATCATTGAGAATGTTACCATTCGGCACTCGGACGGAGACGACGTCACTCTGGACGATGAAGTAATCATCTATACGGGTCTTGAACTCGAGCACGCCGACAGTGCTGATGATGCAACAATCGACGATGCCGAAGAAACTATTCAGGATGTTTATGACTCCTTGAATGACAAACAGAAAGAAATGGTGCATTCTATGCTAGGAGAAGCTCTCTCCCATGCCGATGGTGACACACCGGATGAAACGGATGAAACCATCCAGGACGTCTATGACTCAATGAATGAAAAGCAGAAGCAAGTGCTTCATTTTATGCTGGGTGAGGCCATTACGGCCTCTAAGGCCGAAACCGAAATCAAACAAGACAACGTCGGCGACGACACCAACAAGGAAGGATCCACAATGAAGCACAACGTTTTCGAGGACCAAGGCACGAAAACCCCGTCGGCGACGCTCTCGCACGATGACATGAAGTCGATTATGACTTCTGCCGTTCGTGGCGGTTCGCTTAAGGCGGCTATCGATGACTACGCCCTTGCGCATGGCATCACTGACATCGACGTGCTCTTCCCGGATGCGAAGTCGATTCAGGATACTCCCGAATGGGACAAGCGTCGTACTGAGTGGGTTGCCACTCTTATCGGTTCTGCCCGTAAGAGCCCGTTCTCTCGCATCAAGACTCGGTCCGCTGATATCACGATGGAAGAGGCCCGGGCCAAGGGTTATGTCACTGGCGCCCTGAAGAAGGAAGAGTTCTTCTCGGTGAAGGGTCGTACCACGACTCCGACGACTGTCTACAAGAAGCAGGCACTTGATCGCGATGACGTGGTCGACATCACCGACTTCGACGTCGTTACCTGGATGAAGGGCGAAATGCGCCTCATGCTCGACGAAGAGATTGGTCGCGCCGTACTTCTCGGTGATGGCCGTGACATCTCGAGTGAAGACAAGATTGACGAGCAGTGCATTCGTCCAATCGCCAAGGATCACGAACTTTACACCACTACTGTGAATGTGAACGTCGATGACGCCAGTTCCACGATGAACGAGGTTATCGATGCGGTCATCTTGAACCGGTACAAGCTGAAGGGCACCGGCACTCCTAACTTCTACACCACGGAGTACTGGATTGCTCGTTTCTTGACGCTTCGGGATACCCTTGGCCACCGCATTTATCGCAACCTTCAGGAGCTTGCCGTTGACCTTCGCGTCAATGAGATCATCGCTGTTGAAGTCATGCAGGAAGAGCCGGACATTGTCGGTATTCTCGTTAACCCCGTGGACTATACCATGGGTGCTGACAAGGGTGGCGAAATCAACATGTTCGACGATTTCGATATCGACTACAACAAGTTGAAGTACCTCATTGAGACCCGTATGTCTGGCTGCCTTAACAAGCTCAAGTCGGCGATGGTTATCAAGCGTGTTGCTAGCACTGACGTTCTTGTGACGCCGGTTGCACCTACGTTCAACACGGCCACTGGCGTTCTGTCGATCACTAACACGACTGGCGTTGTCTACAAGAACGGCGTTACTGTCGTTAACGCAGCGGGTTCGCCGTACGCAGCAATCGCTGCTGGTGCTTCGGTGACCATTGACGCCACGCCTGCTACCGGCTACTACTTCGCGACGAGCGATGACGATAGCTGGACCTTCACGCGCGACGCCTGACACTAAAAGGGGTTATATCTAATGGCAAAGTTCTATGGTGAAATCGGTTACGGTGAATCTGTAGAAACACCTGTGGATTCTGGCATATTTGTTGATGAAATTAGAGAATTTGCTTACTTTGGAGATGTTATTCGAAACACTCGCAAGCTTGATAGCGGCGAAACTTTGAATAATGACATTTCCGTAGGTAATTCTATTAGTATCATTGCTGATGAATTTGCTGTTGAACACTTCTTTGCTATCAGGTATATTCGATGGGCGGGGACTCTATGGACTGTGACAAATGTCGAAGTTCGGAGTCCCCGCCTCCTCCTTACCCTGGGAAGTGTTTATAATGGCCCCACGTGTTTATCTAATTTGGAGGTTTAAGTATGGCTCCACGCTCAGAACTCCAAACTATCCTAAAAACGTTATTAGGCTCTAACAACGTTTACTTTCAACCACCTCCATCTATTAACATGAAGTATCCTTGTATCGTTTACAAACGAGACTCGGCACGTACTGTTTTTGCGGAGAACAAGCCGTATCGGCATACCAAACGGTATCAAGTTATTGTCATTGACAGTAATCCAGATAGCGATATTCCTGCCAAGATCGCAGCACTTCCAATGTGCATATTCGATCGATTTTATCCGGCTGACAATTTAAATCACGATGTGTTCAACATTTTCTTTTAAGGAGAAAAAACCATGGCAGTACTTACATGGGACCAAACTGGGCAACGTCTCTATGAGACTGGTGTCGAGAAGGGCGTCCTTTACATCCCTAACTCTGGGGTCTATGACAACGGATATGCTTGGAATGGCTTAACTGGCGTTACCGAGTCTCCGTCTGGCGCAGAACCTACTCCGTTGTATGCCGACAACATTAAGTATCTGAACCTTCTCTCCGTGGAAGAGTTTGGCGGCACCATCGAGGCATATACGTATCCTGCTGAGTTTGCTCAGTGCGATGGTACTTCGCTTCAGAACGTTGGTGTTTCAGTTGGCCAGCAGTCGCGAAAGACCTTTGGTCTCTCGTATCGGACCAAGCTTGGTAACGACGTTTCGGACGATTATGGCTACAAGTTGCATCTGATTTATGCTGCCTTGGCCGCACCGTCAGAGAAGGCGTATGCCACCGTCAACGACTCGCCGGAAGCCATCACCTTTAGTTGGGAATTCTCTACGACTGCAGTGGCAGTTACTGGCCTCAAGCCGACGTCTCTTCTGACGATCGACTCGAGCAAGGTGACTCCGGCTAACCTCTTGTCGTTGGAGAACGCCCTCTATGGCACCGCAGGTACCAACCCAAGGCTCCCGCTTCCCGACGAAGTTATCGGCATGTTTGCTGGTGCACAGACCCTGGTTACACCGACCACTCCGACCTTCGTGTCGGCAACCGGTGTCATCACGATCCCTGTCGTTACCGGCGTTACCTACCGTCGTCAGGACACCAACGCTATTGTTACCGGCACCACCACCATTGCAGGCACCACCGGCGCATCGCTCGTCATTCGCGCGACTCCTGCATCCGGCTTGTATGCCTTCACTACCAATGCCGACGATGACTGGACGTTCGTCCGGACTGCCTAATTGGCTATTGACAGAAAGAGATCAGAGAATGCTCAGAATTACAATTCCAGACACAGAACTTTTCGACGAAGTTACACAAAGTTTTAGCATTGTTGAAGGATCTGTTTTGGAGTTGGAGCATTCTCTGATCTCACTGTCAAAATGGGAGTCAGAATTCCAAGTTCCCTTTTTGGGGCCAGCACAAAAAACAACGAAACAAGTTCTTGATTACATTAAGGCTATGATTCTTACTCCGGAATTTCCCCCGGACGTAATTTCGCGCCTAAGTCCGACAAATCTTACTCAAATCAACGAGTATATTGAGTCGAAGCAGTCGGCGACGACTTTTGGAAGCATGCCGAAGCAAAACGGGCGTCCTGAAATTATTACATCAGAACTAATTTACTATTGGATGGTTGCATTTAACATTCCGTTTGAGTGTGAGACTTGGCATCTAAATAGGCTCTTCTCTTTAATTCGTATTTGTAACGTAAAGAATTCGAAGCCAACGAAGATGTCAAAAAACCAACTCGCACAAAGAAATAGAGATCTCAATGCGCAAAGAAGAGCGCAACTAAATTCTACTGGATGACGTAAAGGAGACGTAATGACGACGCTTTTATGGGATCAACCAGGAAGTCGTTACTATGAAGCAGGTGTAGATCTAGGTGTTCTGTATCTTCCTGATGGAAGCGGAGTGCCTTGGAATGGCTTGATTTCAGTTAGCGAAAAAGTCGATGGGAATCAAAGTTCACCGGTCTACTTTGATGGTGTGAAATTTGCTGACGCCAGGGCAGTCGGCGATTTCGCTGCTTCACTCAAAGCCTATACATACCCCGATGAATTTTTAGAATTCGAAGGTGTTTTAGGTGTTGGTAACGGTCTTTATGCTACAAATCAGCCAACAAGTCGGTTTGGTTTGTCTTATCGGACTAGAGTTGGTAATGATGAAGATAGTAACTTAGGTTATAAAATTCATGTGTTATACAACTTAACTGCCACTCCGGCGCAAAAGAATTATCAAACCATTATTGATGGTTCTGCGGTTGAATTTGAATGGGACATTACGGCTATTCCGGGAGAAGTTCCAGGATTTAGACCAACCGCGCATCTTATATTTGATACTCGTGAGATGAGCCCAGTTCTCATTGAAGACATTGAGACAACACTGTATGGTAATGAACTTACCAATGCTACGCTTCCCGATATTTCAACACTTACCGCTTTTATTGGGTCTTGGGTTATTCTTAGAATCACCGATAATGGCGATGGAACTTGGACCGCCACTGGCCCAGATGAATATTTCACAATGCTCGACGCAACAACTTTCCAAATTGATCAAGCAAATGCTGCATATTTGGACGCTAATACATACATGATTAGCGATGTTACTTACTAAGGAGGACCATGGCTACTGTAACTGGTTTTACATCTACTCGAATGGCAGCCATCGAAGCCGCCTCGGTGGTTAGCGGCGCCGTTGTTGGCGACAACCTTATTTTAACTAAACACGACACTACAACAATCAATGCTGGAAACGTTCGTGGTGCCACAGGTTCACCTGGAGTCAGCGCATTAGATTTAAGCAACGCGTTTCCTGTTGGTATGATTGTTGATTATATCAACACGACCCCTCCGACAAACTGGTTGGCGATGACAGGCCAAACTATTGTTGGTGGACAAACTTCAAATGCTGCATTATGGGCGGTTCTTCCAGCCACAATGAAGTCGGGTGCCAACATTATTTTCCCAGATACTCGAGGCCGAGTTTCTGTTGGTTATAGTTCAATCGATACCGATTTTGATACCATTGGTGAAATTGGTGGCGCAAAAACCCATCAGTTAACGACAGCTGAATTAGCAATTCACACCCACGTTCAAACGGCGCACAATCATACACAAAATTCACATGCGCATTCGGGTGTTTCTGATTCCGCAAACGTTGACCATACCCACCTTGTTAATATCAACACGGATGTTTCTGGGGCACATGCTCACAGCATTAGCGCTGATATTAATAAAGCCCTAGTTACACATCAAATGACAACTGGTGTTGGTGGCATTGCAACGGTTGGTTCGTCCGGTCCGACTTCTGGCGCAGCCTCAGTTTATTCTATCCCAACCGGTGGAAACATCGATGGTATTCATTACCATAATGTTTCTGGATCGACACAGGGGCATAGTACAAACCACTTACACACATTTAGCACAGCTAACCAACAGGCTACAAACGTAGAAGCGACTGCTGTAAACCAAAATGCTGGTAGTGGAACTGCACACAATAACATGCAACCATATGTAACGTTCTTAAAGATCATCAAAGCAGCCTAAAGACTGGAGGGTCTCATGAGTGATCCAATCATTGTCCATAAAGATCGAACAAATGTAGTCACCGTCAGTCTTGGTTATAGTGTTGTTGGTGAAACGATTACGAGTGAAATTCGTACTGAATCTGGTGTGTTAATTGCCACCTGGACCGTAACTTTCGATGGTGACGGTTCTGATGGAGAATTGATTCTTACTTTAGATAACGCCATTACTTCTGCCGTTACATATCCTCGTGGATTGATGGATTTGAAACGAGTCTCAAATGGTGAGCCATTACCTGTATTTGACATGCCACTCGAAGTGGAGTTTAGAGAATCGGTTACGGCATGAGTCACATTACAGTTATTTCACGTACTCAAAAAATCATTGTTAATCCAGAAGGAGCCTCGGTTAGTGTTATTAACGCAGGTCCGATTGGTCCCGCGTCGCCCATACCAGAAAACATATTTCAAGTTGTTATTCATGGATCTGATGCAAATGTCATTCGTCCAAATGCAGATGCGGTATATTGGATTGGAACGGTCGAACCAATTAACGCATTAGATCATGATTTGTGGGGAGGGTATATATGAGAGTTAAAGAGAATGGGTCTTTTGAAGAATTTGGGCTTCGTTATGTTCGTCCTTCTGATTGGTTAACTCTTCCTACTGTAAATGTTGGTGATCAAAAAGTTGTTGGTTTAATTGCGGTGCATGCTGGTGGGTCTAATCAAGTTGCTATTAATGCTGCCGGCGCATATACGGTAAATTGGGGGGACGGCTCTTCTCCAGAGAATGTGGCTACAGGCGTAACGATTCAGCACTCGATGTCTTATGCCGGCGTTTCCGGAACAGAATGCTCACGAGGCTATAGGCAAGCAATTGTTACAATAACTCCTCAAGCAGGACAAAATTTAACAACGATCGATTTGACAATTCAAGGTACCGGTGTATACGCATCTACGCCATCTAATTGGCTTGATATTAAAATGGCTGGAGCTAATGTAGCTACGTTAAAAATTAGCTCTAATGCTGCCGTTACAGCACGTATGTTAGAACAATTTGAATATGTTGGTCCATCAAATATTGTTACGGGTACTTCGGCTTTTTATAACGCTGCTTTGCTAAAAAAAATCATTGGTACGGAATGGACGGCGTTAATTCAAACATTTACAACAATGTTTGTAAACTGCGTCGCACTACAAAATATTCCTCTTTTTGACACATCATCTGGAATTAACTTTACCAGCATGTTTAATGCTTGTTTGGGTCTTAAAAACGTTCCCCCTTTAGATACTTCATCTGGCACAAACTTTACCAGCATGTTTAGCGGTTGTTATGGATTACACACAATTCCTTTATTAGATTTATCTTCTGGTATTACTTTTACGTCGATGTTTCAAGGTTGTATTGCATTAGATAATATTCCGCTTTTTAATACGATTCTTGGGCAAACTTTCACAAGTATGTTCTCTGGTTGTTCTACACTTACTTCGGTTCCATTGTTAAACACCGGTGCGGGCACAGTGTTTACAAGCATGTTTCTTAGTTGTGTTTCATTAAAAACCGTGCCTCTTTTTAACACAAGTTTGGGTACGACATTTACAACTATGTTTAGTAGTTGTTACCAATTAGAAATTGTGCCTTTGTTTAATCTAGGCGCAGGAATAACTTTTACCAACATGTTCCAAAGCTGTTATGCTTTACGTGCAATTCCTTTGTTTAACGTTGCTAATGGAACTACGGGTTTGGACACTATGCTTTCAAACTGTTTTAGTTTACAGGTTGGCGCCATGTCTGGAACAAAAGTTAATGTTACCTACACAAACTGTAAACTGTCTTCAACAGAATTAGATGCTATTTACACAAACTTAGCTAGTGGCGTTACTGCTAAAACAATTACAGTAACTAATAACTGGGGCGTCAGTGGTGATACGCCAAGTATTGCAACGGCTAAAGGGTGGACAGTTACCGGATCTTAAATAGTTAAAGAGGGAACATTATGGCTAAGATCACAAGCGTATCTCAAACACAACGCATTGTTGTGAACCCGTCTGGTCAGTCTATTGGGGTAGTAAACGCTGGACCTATCGGTCCGACGGGACCGCCTGGTCTTCCTGGTTTAACTATGATTCCAATTGGGTCTATTATTGATTACGTTGGAGACACGGCTCCTGCAAACTTTTTAATGTTGAATGGCGCAACGGTTACTAATGGGCAAAACGTTTATCCAGATTTATGGGCGATTCTTCCTGCCAGTATGAAATCTGGCGCCAACATTATTTTACTTGATGCTCGTGGTCGCTCCACAATCGGTGCCGGAGCTGGGGTAGGGTTAACAGTTAGGACGTTAGCCACTACTGGTGGTGCAGAAACACATCTCCTTACTGGTGGAGAGTCTGGCACCTCGGTTCACAACCACACCCAGAACTCTCACACCCACACCCAAGACTCCCACAACCACACTCAGAATGGCCACACTCACACCCAAGACGCCCACAACCATCCAGCAGAAAACTTTACGAGTGGTGGTTTTAGTACAAACCATTACCATAACGCAACCGCTAATACGGGAGACACCGGTTGGTTGAAACGTGGCGCATGGAACGGTGCTCAATGGGATGCCAGTTTTGTAAATAATGGAACTCGATCGGTTACGTTTCATGGTGAAGCTAATACTGACTGGGGAACGCACGATCATACCCACACAACCACGGTTGATTTAGCTCCTTTACAAGCAGTAAACCAATCAACTACCCCAACAAACGTTGGCACAATAGCAGTAAACCAATCAACTACCCCAACAAACATTGCAACAACCGCTGTTAATGCTTCTTCTGCTCACAATAACATGCAACCTTGGCTAGCATTAAACAAGATTATTCGCTGTCAATAGTTTCCATTCAAACAGTCAAAATGGAAGTAAAAAGTCGAACTTAAAGGAGCCATGATGATTGTCGTTGACTCTTCTGGTGATTTTAAGAAGACTGAGCAGTTTCTAAGTAAAATGGCGAAAGCAGATTTCTTCAATTTACTCGAACGGTATGGGCAAATGGGAGTCGACGCACTCGCGGACGCTTCTCCAGTTGATAGTGGGATCTTAGCTAACTCTTGGGATTACGAAGTTGTTAGAAAACGCGGCGAATACGCTATTATTTGGCACAACACAAACATCGAGAACGGCATGCCTGTTGCTATTCTTGTTCAGTATGGGCATGGCACAGGAACTGGTGGATGGGTGGAAGGGCGAGATTATATCAACCCCGCTATCCGTCCAATATTTGATCAAATTACCGACGAGGTTTGGAGGCAGGTGACCAATGGCTAGCGTAGATGATCGCGTTGTTGCGATGAAATTCGACAACACCTCATTTGAGGCCAAAATTGCCACCACCATGGCAAGTCTGGATAAATTAAAAGGTAGTCTTGATTTTGCTAACGCAAAGCGCGGAATTGGTGACTTAACTGCCGCTAGTAACGCGTTTAATCTTAATGGGATTGCTAGCGCTGTCGAAGGTATTTCTAGTCACTTTACAGCAATGGGCGCAGTAGCGTTTAGTGTTATTCAAAACATTGCAAACAAAGCCGTTGATGCTGGAATTCGAATTGTAAAAGGACTCTCACTTGATCAGGTAACTGCTGGTTTCCGTGAATACGAAACCAACATGAATGCAATCCAGACCGTCTTGGCTAACACTAAAGCGGATGGAACAAACCTTCAAGATGTCAACAAAGCCCTTGACCAGTTGAATGAGTACTCTGACCAAACCATTTACAACTTCGGTGAAATGGCTAAGAACATTGGTACGTTCACTGCAGCTGGCGTTAACCTAGACACCTCAGTCTCGGCAATTAAGGGTATTGCAAACTTAGCCGCCATATCTGGCTCAAACTCACAGCAGGCATCCACAGCGATGTACCAGCTGTCGCAAGCTTTGGCTAGTGGTTCAGTTAAGTTAATGGACTGGAACTCAATCGTAAACGCCGGTATGGGTGGTGAGGTTTTCCAGAAGTCTCTGTTTGAGACGGGTAAAGCCTTAGGCACAATCAAAGATGTTCCGATTGGAATGACGTTTGAAGAGTGGACTGCCGCTGGAAACACGTTCCGTGGCTCACTTGAACAAGGCTGGATCACTTCTGAAGTCTTGACTAACACGCTTGAGGGATTTACGGGTGATCTTACCGACGCTCAACTCAAAGCGATGGGTTACAACGATGAACAAATTAAGCAAATTCAAGAAATGGGTAATACCGGTCGAGACGCTGCCACCAAAGTCAAGACGTTAACACAGCTTATTAGCACCATTAAAGAAAGTATTGGATCTGGCTGGTCGGCCTCATTCAAGCTTATGATTGGTGACTTCGACGAAGCGCGTGCCTTATTTACTGGTATCAGTAATGTTGTCGGCGGTATGTTCACCAAAGCGGCTGACGAACGCAATAGTATGCTTCAGAGTTGGAAAATTCTCGGCGGACGAGATATGGTTCTGAATGGTTTAGTAGACGGTCTTAAAGCACTTTGGGCCATTCTCACGCCGATCAAAGAAGCATTCCAAGACGTTTTCCCACCGATGACAGTTAAATCACTTTATGATTTGTCAAAGCGGTTCCAAGATTTTATGGCTACGCTTATGCCTGCACCATCGACCATTTTCTTAATCCAGCGAGCCTTTCGTGGTGTGTTTTCTATCCTTAGTATTGGTTGGGAAGTTGTTAAGGGCATTGCTGGTATATTTGTAGATCTGTTCAAGATCTTTACTGGCGCCGAAGACCCAAACTCTGGTATTCTTGGGTTTTTTGCTCGACTTGGTAACCAGCTTTTCGCATTAAAGCAGGTGCTTGTCGATGGTGGCGGTATTGCCGCATTCTTTGACAAAATCTCTGAGGCTATTACGTCGTTCTTTGACGGTCTAACTTTTACTAATGTTATCGATCGAGTAGTTAGTGGATTGCAAAGCATTAAAGATGCTATATTTGGTTTCTTTCAAGGAGACCAAATCGACACCTCTTCTGGTGTAATGACAAGCGCCTTTGATCGTGTAACAGAACGTTTTGGTTGGGTTGGAGATGCAGCGCAACGACTGTCTGATACCTTTGGGCGAGTCTTTTCTGCTATTGGTGTTGTTTGGGATTGGACTACGGAAAAACTTGGCCAAGTCGTATATGCATTAAGTGGATTTGTCGACTTTATCAAAGAGACGTTCTCTGGTTTACCGGCCGCTATTTCAGAAGCACTTGGCGATGCTGACTACAGCCTCGTCTTAGACACGATTAATGTTGGTTTATTTGCCGGACTTGTGTTGTTATTTAAGAAATTTTCCACCGGCGGATTTTTCAACATGAGTGGGTTAGATAAACTAACCGGCAACTTAGATGGCATGGTCAGAAACATCACCGCAAGTTTAGATGCTGTAACTGGCCGGCTCCAA